GCGCATTCGTAGGCCGGAAGCGGTGTGACGCTCCCGCTGTCCTTGCAATCCCAGATCGTTGAGCGCCTTGTCGAGCCTAGCAGTCCACATCGGCATACGCTCGTCATTCTTCAGATATGGCTCTGCTTCGACCAGGGTGCCGAACAGATAGATATCGGGATGTGCGGCTAATAGCCAATTCGATGTCGCGCCATCGCTCAGTGCGGCTATGCGCGTGTAATAGACTATGGACGATGTGTACGTCGAATCGGGTGAAGGCAAAACCTCCAACTGGTTGGTCGCACCGCCAATCGTCGTGAAATAGTACGGCTTGCCCGTCGAACTCATCACGATCCTGCGCTCCGATATCTCTTCGGGCGTCAGATACTCAAGCACGATGACGGGCGTGAGATCGACCACGATTCTGATGATCTCGAGCGTATCAGTGGGCAGTGTCGTGTAGCGGCCCGCGATGGAGAACGAGTCGTCTTTCGCGACCATATCAGGTTGTCGAATCACGCGATTGAAATTCGCTTCCGCGAGTTCGATGAATTCTGGGATGCGCGAGGTCAGATCGGTGCGGTCGAGCCAGTTAGCCGTCGCCGTCTGCAATTCCGCGTAGGTCGTGATCGCCATCAGACCTTCCCCGGTCGCGTTCTGAACACCCGATTATCTTTGTCGTTCAGCCACTTACGGATCACTCGCTCGTCTTTGAAGTTGTTCGATATCTTCGCGAGTTCGTGGTAGATGCTCATCGGGATAGACGCGACCTTGTGAACGTCACCCTTCCAGGGCGCACGTTCGTCCACAGGATTGAAGGCACCCTTCGTGCCCTCAATTATCGCAGTAACGTCTTGCTGGGTCTGCAACCCGATATCGCCCGTAGCCTCATCGTAATGAAACCACTGCGTTATACCCGTTACCGGATCGTAGTCCAGCACTCGTTTCATAGACATGATTGTGCCTACTAGGGGGCAGGGGCCGAAGCCCCCACCCCACCAGCAGAACTACGCCGAAGTGATGGCGGCAACAACGCCGTGGGCTGCTTCGTTGTTCACTTGAAGCCCCCACTCTCGGAGCGCCATACGCTTATCGGCGTCCCCCGTCTTGGCCAACGACTCTATGGTATAGGGTCGAAGGCTTGCCAGTTTCACCTCATCTGGGTCAACCAAGAAGGCCCAGTTGTTCATCAGCGATCCGGCACCTTCGTCGATCACTGATGTGAAGAACCGATTCGGTACAACCGACAGATTCCCGAAGTCGCTGACATAAATGTCTGCGGCCCCGATGATCACTGACGGCTCCGCGCCGTCCACGTTGTACCGGCTGGAAGCGATGCCACTGAAGGCGCTCACAACAGTCTTGTTGAAAGGGCTGACCATCAGCATCGACGGCTCACCGCCATTCTCGTAGCACGACTGCATGGTGCTTTTCAGCATCGTTTCCAAAAACGCCGTGGGAATGTCGAAAGACTTCCACACCTCGCTCGCGCCTGTCGGAACCGAACCCGAATAGCTGGGCTTCGTCGCGGTGTTTTCAACAACATTCGACTTCAGCCAGCCTGGGAAGCCGCAAGTGACGCGGGCTGTCGATGTCCCACCGACAACCGCACCAACACCGTTCAGCAACGCTGCTACTTCGATGTTGCGCTTGAGTTCCTTCGCAGCTTTCGCCGCTTGGTAACCGATCTCTGACGCACGACCAGCCTTGTCCACGCGCTGCTCGGTGCCCGAGATGATGAAGTCCACCATGTTGATCTGGCAGTAATTGCCAAGGCGAACGGTTGGAGTGACTGCCGTGAATGACGACAGATCCTGACCTTCGACTACGGGCGTTGCGCTGGCCGTAGCGAGGCTGTCTGTCTGCCACTCAAAGTAGGTGTTGTCTGCGTCCCTACTACCGATGTTGCTCTGGAAAGGCGTCGTCGTCGGGCTGATATCAGAGATCAGATCGCTGAGATCCTCCCGAATGCCTTTCGCGTCATAGGTAAGGAACGTGTCGGTAATTACCGCCATCGTTTACCTCCTGTTAATCCGTAAGGATATCAGCGAACAGTGCCGCAGCATCATCGACCTTGCCGGTCTTTTTCAACTGTGCCCTCTTCGCTTTCGCCTTACGGGAGCGCACCCGGCTGGATGTTTCCTTGTTTCCGCCTTTGACGCTGCCGATTTTCGATTTGGCCGCTGTGATCTTGTCGCCGTTCGTGAGTTCGTTGTAGCGCATCGCATCGCGTAACACGATCAATGCTCTATGATCGTAAAGCGTGTTGAGTTCGTTGTCGCTGTACCCAACCGCCTTACCGAACTCGACCAGCTTGCGCTGTTCGTCGGCTTGCAGATCGCCATCGGCCCACTCAGGGATTTTTTCCAACACCAGATTCTGCTCGACCGTCAGACGCTGTTGCAGTTTCTTGTCGTTTTCACCGGCAAGAAGTTGTTGCATACGCGCCTGTTCGGCTTGCACCGCTTGTATCTCGCTGTTTCGCTGTCGCTCTAATTCCTTGAGCTTCAGCCACTGGACCGGATTCTCTCTTTCAAGAGCGTCCCAATCCATGTTCGGCGGTTTGTTGGCGGCTTCCATCTGCTGATGGAGTTGGCTTAGTACCCCTTGGTATTGCTGGTACGTCTGCCGTAGAGCCTGTTGCTCGGCACCGAAACCTTGACGTTGCTCTGCAAGCTGCTGGCTCTTTTTCGTGTATGTAGCGTAGCGATGGTATCCGGCGATGAGTTCGTCCAGCGGCACCTCTTCGGGCTTACCATCAACGGTGACGGTAAACTTCTGAGAGTCGCTGTCGAGTTGTTCGTCGTCAGACTCCTCGTCTTGCTCATCCACCACCGAGTCATCGGCTAACTCGGCATCCTGTTGCTCTGCATCCAAAGAATCCGTCGAAGTCTGCTCTTCCTCAGAAGAATCTTCTTCGGGTTGCTCTTCGGTCCCGGTGAGCATCTGGGCAAACGTGTCCTCAATTTGTCCCATAGAGCGTGGGCCAGTTTCTTCAGTACCGGCTTCGCTCATCGTTTCCTTCCTTTTTTGGCTTTCTTCTGTGATTGGTCTACTGTCCAATCCGCGACCAATGTTCGCAACCCACGCAGCATCTCGTCAAGTGCGCGGCCTTGATAATACAAACTCTCACGTTCGTCGGCTTGCTCAAACGCAGTCAGATTCCAATGCACCATGATCTGATTTCGTGCCGTATCAACCACCTCGACAAACACTGGATCGTTGAGGATTTCACGGGCGCGGCGTCCTTTCTGTTCGCGGGTCAGATCCGTCATAACCCTTCCTTCAGACTCGCCTTGATAAGCTCAAGATCGACATCATCCTCAAATTTCGATTCTGCCTGGAATTCTCTGATCGCCAGATCGCCAGCGATTCTCGCGCTCTCACGTTCGTCCAACTGCTGCTGTTTCATCGCATCAAGCTCAATCTTCTGCTGGTCGATAGCGGTACGCGCTTCGATGTCGGCCATCTGCGCTTGCGCGAGCAACTCTTCCGGTGTCGGTTTCGGAGGCTGCGGAGGCGGCGGCTCGTAATCGAGCGGGATCGGCTTGAAGAACTGGTTGGAATCGGGATATCCGCTGATCTCAAGCATCTTGGACAGCGTATTCCTGATCTGCCCCAGCCCGACCAGCGGGTTGTTCGGCCCGAGTTTCTCCATTGCTTCCTGCTGACGTATCCCAACCTGATTCAACACAGCCAGCCGTTCGTCGGTCGTGCCGATACCCAACCCGACATTCACGCTGCAATCCATAGTCGAATCCCAGACACGCGGATCAATGGGCACCCATTCGTCACGCAACCGAACGATGCGCTCCTGATCCTGATGCGTGATGACGAGCTTGAGTACGCCCTTGAACATTCTCTTGAAGCTGTCGGCAAACAACCGCGCCATCATCTCCAGATGCTGTTCGGCACCCTTGATCGTCGCGGTCACGGCGACTCTGGTAGTCGATTGCAGCACATCGGGGTCCAAGCCCTGCGATGCGGCAGTCTGGCCGGTACGAGATTCTTTCATGCTGTCTAGATACTGGATCATCGGGAACGCATCTTTGCCCAGGAACGGCACATCGAGTTGTTGCACCATACCGGGCTGGCGCATTCTGATGATCGAGCCGACTTCGGGATTCAGAACATCGTCTATGTTGACCATGCCCTCGACTACACCCGTTCTCGGATACAGCGCGAACGAGAGACTGTCGAGCATC